TGCAATGCCACGATGGCGGCAATCGGCAGGCTAAACATGGAAGAGCAGGACCTGCACCTCGAAAGCCAGATGAAGGATTGGAAGGACTTTATCGTGCAGATGCTGACAGACTATCCAGCGGACCATGCTGGTGAAGACAGGGACACACTGGCCAATGCTGTATTTAACCCGGGCAAGCAGCTGCTGGACGTGCTGGCCGCCGGGCTGAAGCTGTCAAGCGAGAACCGGATCACGGTAGATATGCGGATCATAAAGGCAGCAGGACTCCCGGAGAGTGCCGCCTACATCG